AATCTCTTCCATTGGTTTTTCTTCCTTTCCCTCCAACAATTTATCATCTTCATCTGTTAAACTATTGAAACATTTTTTGTTGTGTATTGAAACAGTATTTTTTTATTTCATTCAATTCATCATACGATAATCTCATTTATTTCTCCTTTTTCTCTAAACTCTTAAGATATTTTTTATGTAATTCTTCAGTATATTCAATTCTATATTTATAAAGATAATTATAAATTTTATTACTAGCATCTGCAGGAGAATCCTTTTCTCCTAATAAATTATGCTTATCCCAGATATAAGATGTTTTTCTTTGTCTAAAAAATTTCTCACACATAGACCAAATTTCTTCTTCTACAACATCGTTATCTAATGATATAACTATTTCATTCACATCTAATCCCAATATAATACGAACTTGCTCTTCACTTAATGTTTTCCCACTAATAGCAACCCAAGTACTATCGCCACGAGAGTCCCTTTTAAGAACACTCTTTTCACTCTCTCCAATAACAATAACGTGTTGCTTTTCAATCTCACCCATATTCTGATATAAACCATAAAGATTAAGTTCTTTTTTCATACCAGGCGTTAAGAAATACTTTTTTATATCGAAGAGGTCAAAGTTTTCTATAGAAGTTCTTGCATTATATCCCATTAGCTGACCTGTCAACCAATAATAATGAGGAAAAATTGTTCTTTTCCATTTATAGCTGTAGCCTAAATGAAATTTATCAATAGTTTTTCTTATAATACCCTCTCTAAACAAATCAATATGTATACTAGGATAAAAATCATCTAATATATCTTCATCTAAATATTTAATCTCATTTACATCACAAACATGTCTTTTTCTTGAAGCTGCTTTTTTAAATATTGCCAAAGGATCAAACTTAGGTTTCTCAGGTTCTTTCTTTTTAAGAGAATATTTATATTCTAATCCTAAAAGTTTATGGGTGTATTTAATTGCTTCTGAAAATTTCATTTTCTTAACATCTTGAATTAAGTTAAATATATCTTTACCATCTTCTATGTGAATATTACGTGAATAACTGTAATAGTTGAGGTCTTTACACTTCTTTATGACAACCCCCATAGCATTATTCCCATCAGGCTGACACGCAGAATAAAATTCCTTCTCAGGATGGAAGACTATCTTCGTACAGCCTATGTCTTCTAAAATACATTCAATTTTATTATTATTGTTTACATATTCTTTTAATTCAATTGCCGTCATACTTTTCTAGTCTCCCATCCTTTATTTTATTTAGAAATCAATAGGTACGTTACATATACCAATTTCTTTCATAATGTTTCTGCTCATATCATGTTCTACTACGATTTGATATTGATTAGCTGATCCTTCACGATTTTTTATAATGAACAAGATTTGATAACGTTTATCTTTTTCGAGTTTGACTGGTATTTTTGTCTTACCATTCTTCCCTTCAAGTTTATATACATGAAGCTCTCTATTTTCTCCTGTCTTTTCATCATCATATAAATCACGTATCATAATACATGTACTAGCTGGATCAATAATGTTTTTACTAACACCAATATTATCTTGAGTATAATATCTTTGTTTCACAGAGCCTTTTGCCAACTGAAATGTAATCATAATATGTAAATTATTTGCTTCAGGTTTAACTACATCATTGATTTCAACCATATTCTGTTGCATTTCTAACCAGCTATTTTCACTAACTTTTCCTGCATCCATCTTATATGTATCTAACAAGAAATAGCGTACTCCCATACTACTAAATTTACGAATTACCTTTATTGCTTTTTCAGTTTGATACTTTTGAAATGGAACAACGGTAATAATATGATTTTGTGTTTGTTCTTTAATCCATTGTGCTGCATCTTTAAGAGCCTGTTTTACATCCGAAGTGTATTTACCATCTCTTACTACATGTTTTTGTAAATCAAAACCTATTACATTATTTGCAACAAATACCATTAATTCACGTTGCCACTTTTTGATTCCATCCTCATTCAACATAATAACAATAGGTTCTTTTTCTTTAATAATTGATGGAAGAATCGAGGTACGTGCGAATGTACTTTTACCAACGTTTGAGAGTCCTCCAACTAATGTGATAGAACCAAGATATTGTCCACCAGTTTCTTTTGTTAATAAAGGCATATTATTATATGGTAAACCAATTGCTAAACCTTGATCTAATTCTTCAATTAGTTCGTCAATACCATCAGAAATATCATAACTTTTAACATCTTGATCAATATTGACAAAAGTATCATTTAGATAAGCATTGTATTCGTCATATATCTCTTCAGCAGTCATATCATGAAAATCTGCCAATCTCTCAGAAGAAACAGGAAAACCTAATTTAACCAATCTACAAAGTGCATTATGTTTTCTTAATTCTCTTAAATATCCATCAAAATTTTCTGTCTTAACATAAGTCATTGCAGACTCAATCATTGCATATCCACCATACTCTTCTACTTTCGCTAAGAGTTTCTTATGCTTTTCGAGGTACAGATTCACTGTTATTTGATCTAACGAATTCTTCTTTTCTACCAATACTAAATCACTAGCAATAGTAAAGAATACTCTCCAAACATTATTACTAAACTCTTCTAAGACAAGATTTGTTTCTCTTAATAAGTCTGGTTCTTTATATAAAATACTTACCACGTTTGCTTCCGCAGTAACTTTGTATTCATTAATTCTTTTTAATACTTCGATTTGTTCTTGTTCAAAAGGAGTAAGTTTAGTTGTTTTAGTAGATGACTTCGTAGTTGTAGATTTCTTAGTTGTTGTCGCCATTTACCATAAACCCTCCAATCTTTTGTTAATCTTACGTTCTGTATTATTAGTCTTATATTCAGCACCCTCATGAGTCATAATAGAAGTGTCAACACTCTCAACTTTTTCTTGAGTTTTTTGAGCATTTAAATATCTACTATACATATCATTAATCTTATCTCTCACGATAGCACAAACATAAGACATTTTATTTGATTCATCTTCAAAATTCTTATTACGAATTGCATTTTGAATTTTTGTTTTATTAGCCTTAAAAGTCATAAGGATGACATTAAAAGGATAATCACCGAATTTTTCACAATTATTATTTGCAACATTCTGACCAGTTTGAAGACCTTTGAGAATTAAACAAGCTTTTTTCTGAAGACGTTGAGTTTTTATATCATAATTGAAGATATTAACTTCTATCCATTCACAAAGTTCTCTCCACTGAATTTTTTCTTCTTCTGTCATTTTTTTATTAGCCATAATAACTCCTTATGTCTTGTTGTTTTCTAGTTACATTTAATCTTTATACAAGTACAGCCACAAGATTACTCTTGCAGCGTATACTTTTATACTATTTTATTTTATATTATTAATTACTCTTCAATCATAGCAAGAAGTTCTTTAGCCAACTTCATATCAGTAACTTCTGTAGGTTTAACACCTGCTTCTTTACATCTATCAACAATAGGTTTAATAGTATCCATATTAGATTTATTTTCTTTAATAAAATCTAAAACCTTTGCCATAACTTCATCTACAGATTTCTGAGCCTTTTTTGCTTTTTCAGCTTTAGCAATTTCTTTTAACTTCTCTGCTTCTGCAGCTTCTTGTTCTGCTTTTGTTTCTTCAAATGATTTACCACTCTTTGATTGTTCTGCCTTAATAGCATCTTCAATAGCCTTAATAAATTCATCTGCATTCATAGGAACTTCAGGTACAATATTACTGAAACGTGAACCAGCATCAACTGCATAACCTTCATCACGGAACTTAATCTTTCTAGTTTCCTCTGATATAGAACTCTTCATAACATCCTTACCTTTGATGTCTTTTTTGCCTGTCTTCTCTTTTACTATCTCACGATCAACGTAAGCAAGAGCTAAAAAGTGTAATTGCTTCTTTAATGCATTAAAATAATTTTGTTGCTGGTCAGAAGTTAAAATCTGATACTGTTCTCCAGTTACTGTATCTGTAATATCTTTAGTCTTAACGTGACCAATTATAATTGTCTCTACACCAACTTTCTTAAGACGGTTCTTCATATCCCACATAAGTTCCATGGCTTTCTTTTCACCACGACCAAAACCGCCCCAAGCACCATTAATTGTTTCTGCTTTTTTATCAGATGATACAGATTTATTATATAAACGAATTGCTTCTTCTTCTGCAAGAGGAATAATCTGATCATATGTATCCCAAACCACTACTTTTAAATTAGGATAATCTGTTGTTTTATTTTCACAAATATCTTCTAC